TTTGGTTTATTATGTCAAGTTGTAGAATGCGAAACCCACGGCGGCGACCGCATCAGTAAGGGACATATCGTTCATGTTATTAGAAACCGCATATATAGGCGCGAATGGGGTAGTACTTGGTCATCTGTAATACTTGAGCCTTACCAATTTGGTAGAAGAAGTGATGTAACTCAAGATACGATAGATGCAGTAAATACTGCTCTTGCTTCTGAAGATACCACATATGGAAGTATAGCTTTTCATAGCGGCGGATATAGTAGTACATTTTTTGGTTATAGATATGTATTTACTGATGCGGTAGGTCATCATTTTTATATTTAAGAGGTAAAATATGGAATTCAAATATACAGAAGTATGGAATTTTAAAGGAGCTTTAAGAGGAATGAGAAATCCTCTTGAAAGTTGGAATAAAAATGATAGTAAATATGATTTTGTTTCAAAAGAATATAAAATAGGTGAAAACGATTTGAATTTAGCTCAGAGACTCATAAGAGGAGGATCTGAGCATCGCAAGTTTATGCGTCAAATTTTTGTAACTGTAGACATCACAGCACCCCTATATTGGTTTAAAGAATTTGACACCTATAAAATTGGCGTTACCTCAAATTCAACCTCAACGATGCATAAACTTGCAACAACACCAATCACTTTGGATTGTTTTGAAACAGGCGACTACGAACCTTCTATAATGATTACAAATAAATATAATCAAAACTTCTTTGAAGATGAATTAATCCCAGTTCTTGAAGAACTTAGAATTAAATATCTTGAAACAAAAGATAAAAGATACTGGAAAGAATTGATTCGTTTGTTACCTGAATCTTGGTTACAAACCCGCACTGTAACAATGAATTATGAAAATATAAGAAATATAGTTCATCAGCGGAAAGGTCATAAATTAAAATATGAATGGGATAGTTTTATAAATTGGGCATATAAATTACCTAATGCAAAAGAATTAATTTTTTATGAATAAATACTCCTTTTTTGATTTTTATAAAAATTTTTGTTATAATATTTATAGAAAATTAAAAAAGGAGAAATTAGATTATGACTGACGAAAGAAAAAACAAATTTATTGAAGAAGTAGAAAGATTATTTAATGAAAATGAAGTAAATGAAACAGCAAGAGATTTTTTTGAAGATTACAAGAAAGGACATAGCTCTAATAAGAAAGAGATGACCGAAAAGGGATTTCAGATTATTATGGGTATGTATAAGTTAGACTCTACCGGTTTAATGACTGCAAAGACAATCGGTGAGGAAATTGATCTGTCTGGTCGTTCTGTATCTGGTTCAATGAAAAAGTTAGTTGAGGATGGATATGTAGAGAATTGTGGCGGGAAGCCTGCTAACTACAGACTCACAGAAAAGGGACTTGTATACGCTACAGATCACGCAGAGGATTAAACAAGATTGACAAAAAAGAAAATTTTTGTTATAATATATGTATAAGTAAAAAAAATAAAGTTTAAGGAGTAATTAGAATGAGAAAAAATTATAATCAGCTTAGTATTGAAGGAAAGATTTATCAGTCAACATTAGAGATTAGAACAGTACAGAACACAGGGTCAGCTAATTATGGAAAAGAATATATTACCGGCACGATTGATGTAGCTACATCTCCTGAACTTGATAATATTATCACAGTTCATTATACTTATGTTACTACATTAACTAAGAATGGTTCTGTAAACAGAGCTTATGCAGGATTAAAGCAGATTATCGATAGTGGAAAAACAGTGACAACTGATGGATGGGATGAAGCAACGACTGTTAGAATTCAGACTAACTACGCAGTTAATGACTTCTATCCTCAGGGACAGGAAGAGCTTGTAACTTCTCCTAAGAACGAAGGTGGATTTGTTACAATCGTATCTAATGAAAAGTCACTTCATCCGGTTGGTGATATTAACAGAAATAAGTTCACACTTGATGTTATCCTTAATAATGTAACAGAGGTAGTTCCTGAAGAGGGCGAAAGTTATGCAAAGATTGAAGGAATAGCATTTGATTATAAAAATGCAATTCTTCCTATTACTCTGGTAGCAAGAAATAAGGCAGCAATAGAATATTTTGTTGGACTTGACATTTCAAAGAACAACCCCGTTTATACAAAGGTTTGGGGTAAGATTATCAACACATTTGTTACAACAGAAAAGACAGTTGAGTCTGCATTTGGTGAAGCAACAGTTGATACAGTTCAGAGAAGAGTTCGTGAGTATGTTATCACAGGTGCAAATCCTATTCCTTATGAAATGGGTAGTGAAGACACCATCACAGTTGAAGAGTTCAAGAAAGCTCAGCAGGACAGAGAAGTTTATCTTGCAGAAGTTAAGCGTAAGTCTGAAGAGTACTGGGCATCACAGAGCGCAGGTGGAAACTTCTCAGAAGCAGCACCTGCTAAGGCAGCCGTTCCTAAGGGTGGGTTTAATTTTTAATTAAACCCACTATAAAATAAATACTTAGGAGGAAAATAAATGGCTGGAATAAATTTGTTAGAGTTACAACCGCATCAGGTTAGTAGAGATATGCGTGGTTACTCAGTCTTTTTTTATGGCGAACCAAAGTCCGGTAAAACTACAATAGCAACTAAGTTTCCTAATCACCTTTTACTTGCGTTTGAAAAAGGTTATAATGCAATTCCGGGCGCGATGGCGCAACCTATAAATTCTTGGGCTGAGTTCCTTAAAGTTCTTCAGCAGTTGAAAAATGAAGAAGTTAAAAAGAAATTTGAAACAATTATTATAGATACCGCGGATATTGCTTATGATTATTGTTCTACTTATATTTGCAATAATAATGGAGTAGATACAGTAGGTGATATATCATTTGGTAAAGGTTATAATTTAATTGCTAAAGAATACGATACAAGACTTAGAGCGATAGTTCAACTTGGTTATGGTCTTGTTATTATATCACATGAAACAGATAAAACATTTACAGATGTGAATGGCGCGCAGTATAATAAAATAGTTCCTACACTTGATAAAAGAGCTAATAATATTGTAGCAAGAATGTGTGATATTATAGGATATGCCCGTATATTTGCAGATAATGATGGAGTTGAGTCCACTAAATTATTTATGAGAGGTACACCAAGATTTGAAGCTGGTTCGCGCTTTAAGTACACTCCCGATTATATAGACTTTACTTATGAAAATTTAGTTAATGCTATTGGAGATGCAATAGATAAACAAGCAGCAGAAGAAGGTTCAGAACATTTTACTACTGAAAGAGAGTCTGCAAATGCCGATACAACTTCTAATATAGATTTTGATAGTTTATATGAAGAAGCTATGGATATTATTAAGAAATGTAGTGAAGACGAAGAAAAGATGGAAAAGTATTACGCACCACGAATTACTGAAATTGTAGCTACATATCTTGGTAAGAATAACAAACTTTCAGAAATTAGAAGAGAACAGAATGAACAATTATTACTTATCGTAGATGATTTGAGAGAGTTAATTAAATAGATTAAAAATTGAAGGTAACTTGAAATATAGTTACCTTTCTTTATTTTTATTAAAATTTTTGATATAATATTATTAGAAAGATTTTTTAAGGAGTATGGTGAATGGCACAGAAGCATATAGTAAAATGCCTTTATTGCGGTGAACAGTTTGATGCGCAGCCAGAGGGTGAAAATACTCTGTGGATGAAACCTAATCCAAGGCGATATGCACATTTAACTTGTTCTCAAAGAGCATCTTTAGAAAAGACGCAAGAGGAACAAGATTTAGAAACAATTTATAAAAAAGTTAAAGAACTTGAAGGCGCGAACTTTAATTTTATTAGAACAAAAAGAGTTTTGGAAAATATGGTTAAAAAGTATGAATATACTTATAGTAGTATTTTGAAAACTTTAACTTATTTTTATGAAATTAAAGGAAACAAATTAAAAGAAGGTATGGGCGCGCTGGGCATTATTCCTTATGTCTATAATGATGCTTACAATTATTATTATAATATATATATAGCACAACAAAAAGCTAATAAGAAAATAACCGAAAAACAAAAAGTAATAGAAATTGAACCGCCGCGCGCGAAAAGCAATCCAATTAAGTTATTTGATATGGACTTTATAGAGGAGGATGACAACGATGAATAGTAAATATGTTGATACTAAAGCTGTTATTCAAGTAATAGGTAGTATATATCAAAATAATTCTCTTCTTGATAATGAAAAATATAAATTTAATGCAGAAGATTTCCCAACTGATTTTCATAAAGTTATGTTTGGTTCAATTTATAATTTACACGAATTAGGCGCAGAAAATATAAATGTTAACACAATAGAGGATTATCTTGAACAAAGACCTAAAAAATTAGCTATTTATAAGGCTTATAAAGGTGATCAATGGTTAAATGAAATAAGTAAAACCATTTCTTCAGCTACTTTTGATTATTATTATAATAGATTAAAGAAATTTACTTTATTAAGAATGTATGATAAAATAGGTGTTGATGTTAGTTCTTTTTACTCACCTGATACTCTTGATATAAAAAAGAAACAAAAGCAAGAAGATTGGTTAGATAACACTCCTATTGAAGATATTGCAGATAAAATAAATGAAAAAATAGAAAGAATTAAAACTCTTTATGTTGATAATATATCTGACGAAATAGCTCAGGCGGGAGTTGGTCAATACGAACTTTTAGACCAGCTTATGACAACACCAAATGTAGGGTACCCGCTATATGGTAAATACATCAATAAAATTTTTAGAGGTGCGCGTCTTGGAACTTTTTTTCTGCGTTCCGCACCAACTAACTTAGGTAAAACAAGAACTTTAATTGCAGACGCTTGTTATATTGCTTGTGATGAAATATATGATACAGAAACAAATCAATGGATTTCTAATGGTTCTGCAGAACCAATAATGTTTATCACAACAGAACAGAAAATAGATGAACTTCAAACTATGATATGGAGTTTCGTATCAGGGGTTCCTGAAGACCACATTCTTGAAAACGAATACTGTGAAGGTGAATTAGATAGGGTTCGTTACGCTATTGAAATTGTAAACAGATGTCCTTTATATTTAAAAGAATTGCCTGATTTTAGTTTACAAGATATTGAAGCTACTATTAAACTTGGTATTAAAAAATATAATATAAGATATGTTTTCTTTGATTATATTCATTCAAGTATGAAGATATTAAGTGAGGTTAGCGGGAAAGCAAATATTAAAGGACTTCGTGAAGATAATGTTCTTTTTATGATAAGTGTAAGATTAAAAGATATTGCCACACAGTATGGAACCTTTTTATTTAGTGCAACTCAGTTGAATGGAGATTATTTAGAAACTAAAAGTTATGACCAGAATCTACTAAGAGGTGCAAAGGCAATAGCAGATAAAGTAGATGCGGGAATGATTATGCTTCCGGTAATGGAAGAAGATAGAAAAGCCCTTGAACAGTTTTGTACTAATAATGGTTATCCAATGCCAACTGTTAAAATATCAGTTTATAAAAATAGAAGAGGTAGGTATAATCATTTATTTTTATGGTGTACTACTGATTTAGGTATTTGTAGAATTAATCCGCAGTTTGTTACAAGTTATTTTTACGAACCTATTGAAATAGAAGATTTAATTATTAAAATAAAAGATATGCCGAGTGCTTTTTAGAGGTAGTTAAATGCAAGTTGAGTTTAATAAAGATAAAATTAAACAAGCCATTAGTGATGAACAAATATTTCAATTTTTAAAAGAATATGGCGGCGAGCCGGTGTGGAGGGGCGATAACATCGTTTCCCGCACCATTTGTCACAACCATCCAGAAGATGAATGCTCTCATAAATTGTATTATTATACGAACACTAAATTGTTTAAATGTTATACCGGATGCGTAGAAACTAATGGATATGATATTTTTGATTTAATAAGAAAAATCCACAAGTTAAAAAATGTTGAAATGACACTGTACGATGCTCAACTTTTTGTTGTAAATTATTTTTGTTTTGATATTGTCGGAGATTTTTATAAGAAAGATATAAATTTAGATGACTTCTTCATTTTGTCTAAATATGAGGGAGTTCTGCAACAATCCGACAAGCAAAAAGATATATCTCTGAAAGTCTTTGACGAAAAAATTTTAAAAAATTTTCCTTTCAAGCGGGTTGCGGGATGGGAAAGGGAAGGTATCACAGAGGAAATTATGCGCGCCCGCGCCATAAAGTTTGACCCATTAAATTATGGTATTATAATTCCTCATTTTAATATTGATAATCAGTTAATAGGGATTAGAGAAAGAACTTTAATAAAAGAGAATGAAGAGAATGGTAAGTACAGACCAGCTATTATAAATGGTAAAATGTATAATCACCCACTTGGTTTTAATTTATATAATTTAAATAATAGTAAAGATAATATAAAGTTAATTAAAAAAGTTATAATATTTGAAGGTGAAAAAGGTTGTTTAAGTTACGCTTCAATGTTTGGTATTGATAACGATATTTCAGTTGCCTGTTGTGGAAGTTCTTTAATAACACATCAATTTAATTTATTATATGATTTAGGAATAGAAGAATTGATTATAGCTTTTGACAAACAGTTTCAAGAACCGGGAGATGATGAATGGAAGAGATGGGTTAAAAAATTAGAAAATCTCGATAAGAAATATTCTCCTTTTGTTAAAGTTAGTTTTATGTTTGATAAAGAAAAATTATTAGGCTATAAAGATTCTCCTATTGATAAAGGAGCAGATGTATTTATGAATTTATTTGAAAAGAGGTTTTCTATATGAGTGAAGTTCAATTTGTTGCAATTATAAATAAAGATAAAGATGTAGCTGCGCCTTTTATGAGATGTGGCTGTTGTGATAGAGGTATAATGATAAATGAAGATGATCCAATACCTAAAACTTGCAAATGGTGCGGGTAAAAAGTTGTTTGGTTAGAAGAGTGTTATATCTGTAAAGAAAAATTTATCGAAAATGATGAATATGAAACAAAAAGAATAAAAGATGATGACTATGATAGCTGTTTACAAACTATCAGCCGATTAAGATTTCCTGATGGTACTGTAAAAAGCATTTGTTATAAATGTGGTAATATGTTAAGTGTTGCCTATGATTTACGCTATTGACTTTTATAAAAAAATTTGATATAATATATTAAGAAATAAAAAAATAAGGAGTTGAAAATTATGGAAAGAACTAAGAATTTTAATAGTTTTTTAGAAGAATGTGAATTAGAAGAAATGCGTCAGAAACTCAATATTCCCGCTGGTATGTCTGTTTCAATAGGTTCAGATTATACGAATGATAAACCATATATTACTTATACACCATCCAGAGACTGTACTACAAAGGTAGCAATTTCTGATGTTTCTGTTAATATGGATGCACTTCCAAAAAAGGTAAAAAACAATATGTTTATTAAAGAAGAGGATGTGTTGCTTGAAGCTATGGCTCCTCTTATCGAAGATTTATACAAGAAGGAAGTTGAAGCTTTTATAGAAGCAATAGAAAAAGAACGTAAGAAAGAAATTAAGAAAACTTGTGATACAGCTATCAAAAATGTTTACTTTGATGCAAAAGCCGGCACAACAGTAGTAATATGGAAAGATGGTAGTAAGACTATCGTTAGATGTCAGAATGGTGAAAAGTTTGACTATGAAAAAGGTCTTGCTATGGCGATAGTAAAACATTATATGGGTGGCGATACACCTTATTACAATGAAGTATTTAAGAAATGGGTACCTAAAAAAGAGGATGTATAAATGTTATTTAAACAAAAAGCTCCTATTCAGTACACCGATCCAGTTACTCAAATTTTAACTGCGAGAGGTGTACCTGAATATAAGATAAATGAATATATGTATCCTACTTTTGATGCTATTAATTCATTTAATGCTTTTGGAAAAACAAAAATAACTGAAGGTATTAAAACATTAGTTACAAATATTCAAAATAATTCAAAAACTATTATTATAGTAGATTGTGATGTTGATGGTAATACTAGTTCAGCATTGTTATTAAATTATTTATATAATTTATTTCCAAATTGGACAGAAAGCATAGATTATTATTTTCATAATGGTAAACAACACGGATTAAATGACTGTGTTGATTATATTATTGAAAATGGTTATGAATTTGTACTTTGTCCAGACGCGGGAAGTAATAATACTGAAGAATGTAAAAAATTAAAAGAAAATAATATTGATGTTTTAATACTCGATCACCACGATTTTGATAAAGAGAATCCATATGCTGTTATAATAAATAATCAAGAAGGATACTCTAAATATCCTAATAAATTTTTAAGTGGTGTTGGAGTTGTTTGGCAGTTTTGTAGAGCGATAGATGAATTATTAAAAAAGGATTATGCAAATAAATATTTAGACCTTGTAGCAATAGGATTAGTTGGTGATATGATGAGTATGTTAGAAATAGAAACATCTTATTTAATTCACGAAGGTTTAAAAAATTTGACAAATCCTTTTTTATATTATATAGCAGAAAAAAATAGATTTAAACTTGGAGAAGACATTACCCCGATTGGTGCTGCATTTTACATTGTTCCATTGTTAAATGCTGTTCAACGCAGCGGTACGCAGGAAGAGAAAGAATTGATTTTTAAGAGTATGCTCACTTTCCGAGCCTTCCAGGAGATCCCCTCCACTAAGCGCGGGCATAAGGTAGGAGAGACCGAGATGTTAGTTACTCAAGCAGTGCGGACCGCGGGTAATGTTAAAAATAGACAAACAAGAATACAAGACAAAGCAATAGAAGAGCTTGAAAGTAGAATAGAATCTGAAAATTTATTAGATAAATGTAAAGTTTTGATTTTATTGCTTGATGAAGATACAGATATACCCGCAGAAGTAAGAGGGCTAATAGCTAATAAATTTATGGCTAAATATCAGCGCCCTTGTTGTATTTTAACAAAAAGTGAAGAATATTGCGGACAAACAATGGATAGTTATAGATATGTCAACTCTTATAGCGGAAGCGCACGAGGATGTAGTATTGCGGGAATTGATGATTTTAAACAGTTATGTTTAGACAGTGGGTGCGTTGACTATGCGATAGGACATCCCAATGCGTTTGGTCTCAAGATTTATGAACCTGACCTTCCGCAATTTATAGCTTATATGAACGAAACTTTAAAAGATATGTCAGACCAAGCTATTTATTATGTAGATTATATCTTTGAAGGACAAGATGTAGATTATAATATTCTTTCAACTTTATCTGATATGGGTGCTTATTGGGGTATTGATGTAGAAGAACCTTTAATTGCTATAAAAGGATTAAAAATATCTTCAGA